CTAGTTTGGTTCCACTTCGGGATATTGCCAATCCTCCGGCATATCCTCCCTGATTTCTGCTCCACTTTCTGTCAAGTGTGCCAAATCTTCCTCGGTGAAGGTATGACAGATTGCTACTCTGCCGTCCTCAGATTGTGCGGGTTCGCCAATCTTGGTGTTGCTGGGTAAGGGGAGAACCTTGTCTAGTTCCGTTCTAGATGGAAATACTGCTATTTTACGCCGCAAGGATAACACCCCGCTTTGCTAGTTCGACCTTTGACCATTCGTGGTTTTGGAGAACTTCTTCGGGGGAGAGGGCGCGGNTATAAAAATGAGCCAAATATATTTCCCCATCTAAATATCTTGTATCANCATCCCAATATCTCCCTATGTAAGTAGGTTGCCCTGTCACTATTCCTGATAAGTATTCTATTGTACGGACAAGAGCCCCATCAGCATATAGTTTTATATTAATGCCGTCATAAGTGACAGCAACACTCATTACACCCGGTTTATAAGTCACTATGGGAAAACTTGAACCATATGTCCCACCTCTCCATACTCTGAATTCAATTAATGAAGCTTCTTTTCTTATTTGATATTGCCAATCATTCCCTCTAGGATTAGCTCTGCATACAATACTTTGTTTTTCAATATCGCTTACAGCGAAAACAACTGTAACGGTAAGCCCGTCAACACCAATATTTGCAATAGATTCTTTCCCCAAATATACATAATCATCCACCCCGTCAAACTGTAACCCTTGGGGTGTCCATAGCGGGTCATTTGTATCCGCTCCTCGGGTAGAGCCTAACCGCCCGCGATTACCATTGCCGGAATAGTCACATAAAACCTGTCGTCTGCCTTCGTCAAACAAGTATTCAGCAACAAGCACATCTCTTATGGGCGTACCCTTTTGTTCCCTACGCTTGAATAGATTNACTCCAATTCCTAGTTTCATATCAAATACGCCCCCAGTATGTAGGTTGCTGTTGTACCTGTTGCATAGACTTTTTTAGCGGCTATAGGATGCCATGCTCCGGCGGCTAAATTGCACATCGTGATTGTTTCTCCGTTTACAAGGTCAACTTTTAGGTCGCCGTCAAAACCTACATAAATTGCAATCGTTTCATGTGGTAGGTCGGCAGTATCAGAGGGTATAATCTCGAAAGCATTTTGAACTATACTGCCCTTTATTGTAACATCTGTTACTGTTACTGTGTCTATTTGCAGGTCTGTTTCAACCTTCAATTTTTTTGTATCTCGGTTAAAAACCGCATTTAAAATGTCGGAAATTCCAAATATCTTGCCCATTATTTCACCTCCGGCTTAACCTCCCCCTGTTTGCCGCGCTCTTCCAGCTTGACCTCGATGAAATCAATCCCATTGGCCTTGTGTTTCCGCAGAAAGTCAATGGTTTTCTTGTCCTCAGTTACATATTCCCCATTCTCAAATACAATCTTTTCTCCCCGATTTAGTATTGGAATACCATTTTTAACCTCCATATATGTCGGTTTTACTAGCACCTGATAGTTGTTGTACTTTGAAATGAACTTAACCATTTTTCTCCCTCCTAAAAGTAAAGTAAAGCCTGGGGCTGTTACGCCCCAGGCATATGGTTTTAGTTAAGCTACGCCTTTAATGATGGCGTGGGTCTTCGGCAGTCTGACCTCTACCCCAAACTCAGTGATGTACTCATCCTTTACGGCATCCTCATCCGGATCTTGGCGTGCGGTCAACAGCTTAGTATCCCTGCCTTTCAGCGGACAGTAGGCGACATTGTTCATGTCCAGGATGACGCCCATACTACCATAGACAGGACCCTCAAAGAGTTTGTGTTTCACAATGAATAATGTGCCGTGTGAAGAGACATATTCTTTGACCTTAACACCATATGTCCTCTCTCCAGGCACAGTCTTCAGTTTGTTCTGCGCCCACAAGTCAATGATAGTGCACAGGCGTCCACAGGCAAATAGAATCTTCTCACTGGAACCGTACCTGAACACATCTTCCAGCCATTCTGTAAATGCCTGTTCAGTCAGACCGNCGCTGATTGCAGAGACATCTAACACGTTTTCGGTTAAAAACTCAAGGATGCCGCCGGTGGTTCTCCGGGGTTTGCCGTTATGTATATCCTTGCCCTTCTTGCCCAGCCACATGGTACGCTCCATGTCAATAGCGTGGTTTATACCGTCCAAATGGCGATAGTACGCCATCGCCTTCGGACCGTAGGTAGAGGTGGCAGCAAGAGTATTGGTGACGCCAACAGGAGTACGCAAAATCTGAGTATAATTAGTCTTTTTTACAGGCTCGGTTGTCTTAATTTCACGCAGCTTTGCGCCCTCTTCATTGGCATTGCCTAGAATAACTAACGGTTCATCATCTTCCAATCGAGCAGTAGTAGAACCTCCCCATCCACGATTAACAGTTATGGTATTCCCTGTATTATCAACAGCGGTAACCAGCACAACTTCAGTTGTTCTTGGGACCTGCACAATATCTCCAACCCGAAAATAGCCAGCATTGTCAACTTCCCATACGGTTGCGCTGTTATCATAACCAGCAGAATTATTAATCGCATCCCAGCGATTCCCGGGGTCCTGCTCCATCCAGTTAAACTCCGGGTTAGTTACAACCCTTCTTCTCTTCATCTTCTTTGTCAAAGTGATAAGCGGGCTGGCATTTGGCTCAAGCTCCGCAATCTTCTCCGACATGTCTATTCTTAGCCTGTGTTCTGCAATGGTATTGGTTCCTACAGCCATTTTTTATCACTCCTTTTAAATGAATTACCCGAACAGCCCATGCCGCCGGAAAGACATCATCTCATTGATAACCTGTTCCTCCGGTGTCGGCGTAGGGTTCGGGTTGGTTGCTCCTGCTTTTTGGAGCTCTGCCTTTTTTTTGTTCTGCACTTGCTGTACTCCTTGCTGAAGACCCTTCTGATACGCCTGTTGCCCTAACTTCTCTGCCGCCCCGGCCTTCACAGCGCGGTAGAGAGTATCTAATATACCGAAATCGCCGTCTTTAATCTCACCTTTACTCCGCCTTACACCCTGGTCTGCAATGACATCAAGTAGTTCAGGATGTTCCTCTAGGTATGCATCTAAATCATCCGCTAACTCCTCAATGTCAGGGTAAAGCGGCTGCCTTTCGCATCTGTAGCCTGAATCATTGCGATAAGCTCGTTTTCTATGACATCCATCTTCTGCTGTTCTGCATTTTGTTCTTGTAGATACGAATATAAAGGGCTAACATACTGCTCCAACATGTTAGCTATCAGGTTATAGACTGCACGTCCTGGCGTTTGTGAGAATTCCTGCAGAAATTGGTCGTCAAACTGCTGCCACTGCTCTTCAGTCCATTCCTCTCCTTCTTGCTGCTCATCCTGTTGCTGCGGCTGTTGTAGCTGTTGCTCCAACTCCTGAATCCTTGCTTGCATCTGCTGCAACTGCTGTAATAGCAGTGCTTCCTGCGCACCCTGCTGCTGTTCTTGCTGTTCCCCTTGCTGTTCATTCTGCTGCTCTACCTGCTGCTGTTCTAGCTGTTCTACCTGGTCCTGTTCCTGCTGCTCTTCTTCCTGCGGTTCCTCCTGCTCCACCTCCTTCTTTCCATCATCAGTACCGGCAGTCAAAACATCATCAGTCAATTCGTCAGGGTTTACACCCAAACCGTCAAACATCCCCACGATAAAACCTCCTTAATATGCGACAAACAGGCTTTTCCGCCTGTTTGCCAGTCTTTTTATTCTTGTTTTTCCCTTGCTTTTCGCCCCTGCTCTATCCGGTGCCTAACTTCGTTAATCAGTTTGGAATATGCCTCTAATTCTCCCTGCAGTTTTGTCACTTCTGCCACCCGGGTAAAACTTCGGGACTTTAAAGCGTTTACTATAGTCTTTTCCCTCTGTTTTATCCACTCTTCAATGTGCCGCCAGCCTTCGGAAAGAGTCATTTCCTCAAGCGCAGCACCTAATTTTACTTCATCCAATACCCACCACCCCCTAACTGCTGCGCTATAGCCTCAAAGCCAATAGGTTCAGGTTGTCTCTGTATTGCCTGTTCTTCGGGTAGCAGCTCATTGGCCTCCTGCTGTCCTGTAACCTGCTGCACTAACTCTGCCTGCTCCTGCTCAATTTCATTTTCAGACTTCAGCAGTTTTTCAATGTCCTTGATGCCGTATGCCTCTAACACTCTCTTCTTCAGTTCGTACTGGCGTACTCCGGGGTCCTGTTTCATGAGTGAATACAGAACAGTGATGTCTTCTCTGTATGAGAGTTTTGACAGTGTAGCCTCAACATTCGATCCGGCAGGTACATACTCATACCTTCCGGTAAGATTCTCCGGCCTCAAGGTATTAAAGTTATAATTCCCCTCTTCATCCTTTGAGCGTATTTTCCGCTCATCATCAATAAACTGTTGGTTCAACTGGTCATAGAAAAAGCCTAACCACTTAAGCCCGCAAGATTCAAATAGCTTTGCCTTCACGTCAAACCTGATAGATATAGAACGCTCCCTTATAGCGTGTTCGGTAGCTGTCTTGGCACCTTCGGAAACTGCTCCCCTTGTTTCCGCATAGGTGGCTGTGGATTCTTGGATGTCCTCTTTGATGATCGCTTCTTCCTGATATGTCTCAACAGGAGGCGGTGTAAGTTTTACCTCTTCCAACCCTTCAAGAGAATCCAACCAAATAATACCGCCGGGTCTCGGCACCAGGTCTTTGGGATCAAGCCCGCTGTCCTTCAGAGCTTTCCACATGCCGTAAATCGAAAGATTGTTGGCGTCTATGCGCTGGTTCCTGGTGGTGTTTAACTCTTCCTGCAGGTGCTCCATTACCTCAACAACAGACAAGCCGTAAAATTCCCCATTTAGCGGGTCAATCTTTGCCAATCCAAAAGGCTTTTTCCCGTGCCAGAACGGGTTCTCTTCATCCCGGATAACCCGCACCTGGTTTATGAGTGTTGAAACGTGGTCATCTTCCCACATCTCCAACAGCTCATGCCTGAGGCTGCCCACATCTCCGCCAGCACCGGCAGTCTCCCATGATGCGCCGATGGCTGCCATCCGGTCCTGCTTGCCCTCATTGATCCGGTCAGCCCCTTCTTTAATCTGCTCCCAGTCGTCACCCTGCAGTTTGTATATCCCCAGGTCAACCCGCTTTTCTAGTTCCTCCTGTGAAATATACTTGCGCCGTATAACCCATTCGCAATCCTCTATAGATGTCCCTTCAGGGTCTGGGAAAAGGTCATAAATAGAGAACGGCTGCCAGTCGGGATCATCCCATATAACAACCTCAACATCCTGAATATCGTATCCTATGAACACGCCTTTTCTTGTCACTGGCACCCTCTGTTTTACGGTTATGGTCTCATACCGCCAGCCGGTTTCAAAAGGACATGCCCCGTAGATCAACATATCGGTGATCAGTACATAAAACTTCAGCATACTGTCAGCATCAGTTCTGGTAAGCTGGAAGTCCACGAGGGCCTCCATGTTCTTTGCGTTCTCTACATCGTTTTCGTCTTTCGGCACGAATGAAATCCAGGGGCGATGCGCAAGCACGGCAGAAAGCAGTTTGGAACGGATCGTATCAATCGTGCTGTAAGTATAAGGGATATGCAGATTAGACCTGTCCTTTTCAAAGTCCGGCAGTTCCGGCACTACTCCCCGGTACAGTTTGTACCAGCGCAGCCACTTTGCATCCCAGGGTGCCCGCCAATTTTTGGACCAATGAAACCGTGACAGTATCAGGTTTTTCTGCTTCTCTCTCCTGTCCTCTTTGCTCACCGCTTCACCCCCTTTTTTCTCCGTTTCTTCCTGACCAATCTAGCAAACAGAGGCAACTTCATCCCCCTGCTTTTCCGGTTCCATTCGTCAACATCCACGCCCTGTGCCTCTAACATCGCTCTATTCGCATTAAAAAAGCGCCTCTGCGCTTCGGATTTGTAAGGCATTTGAACACCGCCTTAATCTATATTTTCAATATCCTGTATAACTGCTCAACCTGCTCCTTGGAACACTCCTGGGCAGGTCTTCCGGCATGTTGGCTGCCGGTAGTTTCTTCTGCCGCGCAACCTCGAAGTACACATTCGCATGAACGAAGTGATCCGGCCCTGCGTTCTCCCATGTCCGAATGACATTCCCCATCTTGTCTTTCTTAACCAGGTTCTTGTCTACGCCATCCTCACCAATGATATACAATGTTTCCCAATGGTCACAAAGGCAGTCCTCTATAACTCCCGCCTTCTGCTTCCCTACAAGCTGCGGGTCATTCGGTTTCAGGAAAACCGACACTTCCGATTTTTCGTAGGTTTCAATCAGCGCATCAATAGCGCGGGTTCGATGAATCCTGACTATGCCGGATTTTTCGCCCCTTTCGATGAATTCGACAGCTTCTTTCCGCTTGTCATCGTAGTCATAGATGGCACGATACGCCCGGCCCGGATGACGCTTCACAAACCGCGCTGCTTCTTCGGTATCCGGCGCATTGTCTACCACACACAGATTGATACCCTGCTGCCGGAAGTATTTTTCAAGTGAATCCCAGTCCGGCAGGGTAAAAACCTTCGTAATCCCCCATTCATTCCCCTGCACGCAGTGGAGAACCTTTCCAACATCAACGCCAAGCAGGTTGAAACGAGGCTGCTTCGGCATATCCAGCGTGCAGTTCTGCAGTATGATGGTCCGGCTCACGCTGTTGGCCCCACCTATCACCGGCAAACCTAAAACGAAGTTGTAGAAATACTCCTGGCTTTTCGTCTGTTCCTGCTCGAGGATCTCCGCTGCAGATATCCACGGCGCGATAAGCTGGGATATGTGATACCCGGACCACTCCCGGCCCGGATACTCTGCCACCCATTCGCCATTCATCCTGGTCTCATCATCCAACACTCCCCGACACTTCCGGCAAATGAAGGCTTTCTTTTCCCGGCATACGTTCACAAAATAATCCAAATCCTGCCATTCCCCACAGTGCGGGCACTTCACATGCCAGCGTTTTTTGTCCGACATTTGCCAATAAACGTCTATGCCAATATTGGGACTGCTGGGGTTTGAAAAGAACCACTCCCCCTTAAATTGGCTGTGTGCCAGCCTGGAATGATACGTTTCTACCTTCCCGATGTCGGACCTATCCAACTCGTCATGGAAGTTCAGATCAGAAGTGATCATGATACCTTTGCTTTCGCCCTTCGTGCCCTGCCAGAAGATGAATGACTCCCCTACCTGCTTCTGATAGATGTTGTCGGTGCTCCCGATAAGTTTCTCCCTGATGGCCGGATTTCGCTCAATGATCGGGTTCACCTTCGACCGTACAAACGCCCGTACATCATCATCAGTGGGCAGGGTGTGGATGCAGTTGTAACCACGTTTCGCGGCCATGTAAAACTCTTTCAGGATGGCCGCAGTAGAAAGGCCCACCTGGGAGCACTTCATCACGCACAACCTCGGCGATTCATCCCGGTATATGTCCAACAGGAAACGATGACGCTCAAACTCGATTGGGTCGCCCTTCTCGTTCACAATCTGATTTGCNCTGATCCATTCAATTATGTCAGATTCGGCCGCTTCCTGTTCAAGCAAGAACAAAAGTTCGAGTTCTTCAGCTTCCGTCAGTGACATTTCCCTGCTCCCTCTTTTTCAGCAGTTCTTCTATGCGCTGTTTTCGTTCTTCAGGGGTAAGCTGGGCCACCTCAGCCCGGATGCTGGCTTCAATAGGTCCGCCGCCCTTCCCGGTGATTTCCTGCGNCACCCGCTCCCGGTATTTCTCGGGACGTNCACCTTTCAGAAGAAATATGAGCAGGGTGTCAGAGTACTTCTGCACAGTGCCGACTACCTTTCCCTGGTGGAACACAGGTTCGGCTACACCNTCNANNGCCCGCCGCCGCGCTTCCTGCTCCAGCCNGTCCGCTGCTTTTTCTTCGGCAACCTTGAACGCTTCTGCAAACTCCGGATCATCCTTTTTCCAGTACTGCACCATCCGTCTGGAAATTCNTGCTATTTCTGCAGCNTGNGTAACAGTNCCGCANTCTGCGNANGCCGCNAGGAAGGCNCGCTTTTTCATATGTGAGATATGCTGAAACTCGCTTTCGTTCTTCTCGATAATTTCCTGCTCTTTCTTGCCCGTCACTTTCACCACCTCCCCTGTATACAAAAAGCAGGTTTACACTCCTTCTCCTGCAACAGCAAAAAATATAGGCGTAAGCCTATATATTTATTTTTTAAATAGTTCTTTTTCTATAGTTCTTTTTATGGGTGACATGATGTCACTAGGATGTATAACCTAGTGACATGATGTCACTAGGTTGTGAGTAAGGTGGTGACATGATGTCACTAGGTTGTTTGTGAAATTATTCACAATTAGACTCTATTCCGGCTATTTCCTATAGTGGTCAAAATTTGAACCTTTGCCCAAAGGCTCATTTTTTTACCTTTGCCTATTCCAAAATTTTAAATGGGGAAAATAGGCGCAAGCCTATTTTTGTTTTGTTTTGTTCTGTTTTGTTTTGTTTATATAATCTATGTGTTATAGTCTATGTAGTAATCTATGTTAAGGTTCCTTAAAAATTTGAGCTTTTGTATATTGAATTTTCACAGATTCGTTCCTTTAAATTTTTAAGAAACCAGTCCTCGAAAGGTTTTATAAGCAACTTATAATGTACGGTAGGATTCCCATCTGCTTTCTTTATTTTTGTCTGTAATATCCCAAGCTCTTCAAGTTTTTTCTTTGCCTTCCTAATTTTGTACTCATTTAGCCCCAACTCCCGCTCCCATTCCTGATAAGTCTTATAGAACCAACCGCCAAACTGCTTCCCCCTATCGCTCCAATAAATCACCTGTGACAAAAATAAAGCTGTTTCAATATCACCGAGCATATCTATGAAAACCCGGGGTATTGTCAATATATTAGCTTGCCCTACTATATTTTTAATTGTCTCAAATACAATCTGCTGGTTATTCAATTAAAAATCACCTCCACCAGAAATATAAAAAGCACCCAACCCCCGGCTTGAGTGCCTTCCTTTGATATACATTTTTACCTACTACCATCTTACCATGATTTTTCGCTCATTCTTCGTATCCGAAGAATATTTTTTTTCAATGCGAAATATGAAGAAATTCTCTTTACCTAAAATTTTTTGTCTATTTTTGTCGAAGTCCGCAAAACCGCATGGTTACTGGATTTTTAGGATGAAAAAATTTTTATTTTTTTTAAAAAAAGTACTTGACAGCGTGCTCGCAACATGGTATTATAAAAGCGAAAGGATGAGAAAATAAAAGGAGGGGTTAACATGCTTAATAGCAAAGAAAAAGCCATGAGGGAAGAGGCGCGGGAGGCAATCATTGAAACATTAAAAAACGGTTATTCNGGGTACTATAGCGACCTACANNACGAAGTNTTTAACACNANTTATTANATNATCGGAACATATGAGGCAAAAAAAGCACTCGAGGAATATGGCGTTTTTGAAGCACTAGAAAAAATACAAACCTACGAAGAAGACAACTTCGGCGAAATATACACGGACTTATCCGACCCGGAAAAACTCGTTAACATGCTGTATTACATCATCGGAGAAGAGGTTTTGTTTGAAATGATGAAAGACGTGGATGAATTCCACGACAACTGGAATAATCAGGCGGACGAAGAAACAAATGCAAAAATCCTAAAAGCCATTGAAGAAGAAGAATAGCAGAGTTTGGAAGCAATAAGCCGCTAGGGACAGTCCCGGGAAGGCCGGGACCGGGGAGCTTTACTCCCCGCTCCGCTCAAGGCTAATAAGCCCAAAAAAAAAAGGGGGTCTTAAAATGAACGCAATAGAAATGTTAAAAGAGGCAATTCTGAAAGGGGAATTGCATTACTATCGACAAACAGGCAGCACCGCGTATCTGGTTGAGTACGAGGACGGCGAACAGGAAATCGTTTACAACTCGTTGTCCGCAAAAGAAGCCCGTCCTG